ACAACTCTCATAGTTAAACCTTCATCCTTAAAGTAAAGTTTTATTCTATCACAGTCATAGTTACTATAAGATTTTCCATCCTTATCTATAACCTCTATTCTCGTTGTCGTAGCTGGAATATCTTGTTCAAAATTATTAACAAGAAATGGATAGTTGATATCTGGATTATCCTCTTCATGTTGGCGCTTCCATTCTTCGTAGTCGTGCCATTCTTCTTCATTGTCGATCGACATAGTATTCCCTAAAAAAAAACTTTACTTTTTATAAACTTTGTGTTATAATACTTATATATATAATCGGGTATGCCGAATGGTCGGGTACCCATTAATCTTGCATGAAACTAATGGAGAAAAAATATGACTACTGTAAAGCAATTATTCCCACGTAACGCGTTTGTGGGTTTCGATCATCTTATTAACGAGTTGGACTTCGTTGCAAAAAATGCAAACGATAACTACCCTCCTCATAATATAATAAAGGTATCAGACACAGATTACCTTATTGAAATCGCTGTTGCGGGATTTACCCAAGAACAAATCGAAATTGAATCTATAGAACGTACTCTCACTGTTGTGGGTGATAGTAGCGGTTCTGCTGACAAGGATTATATCCATCGTGGCATCTCAACAAGAAAGTTTAAAAGGGTATTCAGATTGTCCGAATATGTAGAAGTGGCTGGTGCCCTTCTTAAGGACGGTATTCTATCGATCCAAATGGAGATAGAGTTACCTGAAGAAAGGCGACCTCGCAAAATTTCAATTAATTAGCGAGGAGAATCTAATGCGGACTATAATCAGAAAGACTAAAAAAACAGTGAAAAAAATGGAAGTAGAACATTTTGAGTATCTGGTAATTTCAGTCTTAATGGCAAGTTACTTTATGGCAATATTTCCACTAAGGTAACACCGTCAAGAAACTTTTTAAATAGGGTGAGTCTTAAAAACTCACCCGACCTTTTAGGAAAATATATGATAGCGTATCAAATTGTAATGAAGGGAGACTATAGGTCTGAACAATACGCGGAAATTTCTAGAAGATCCTTCCAACCAGCTATCGATGCTGGTATTATTTCTGAAATAAGAACATTCGATGCAATAACCCCAGAGTCTCCCGATTTCTATGAACACTGTTATCGTTATGAATGGTGTCCTAGTATAATGTTGGCCGACATAAGATCTGGTAAAAAAACTCAAGATCATTCTGAAACAGAAAAGGCTGGCATGTGTTCTCATTGGGAACTTATGAGAATGCAATCTGAATCTGACGAAAGATTTTTTGTGATGGAACATGATACTTACCTGTTACCACAACACTTGAATACTTTCGAATTGATGGTAGATTTTACTCGATCACATCAACCTTTTTACGTAAACATTGGTTTGTTTATGGGTTGTTACTCCTTAGATACTCATTGCGCTGCCTGGCAGTACGATCTTTTAATAAATAAGGATTTCCCTATAAACTGTGGTCCCTATTGCACTCTTCAGAGATTGTATAGAACATACTCTACTCAGTACTTGGAAAGGTCTGGAGTTAGATACCACGGAAAGGAAGTTACTGTAGTTCATCCTTGGACTCAATGTACCACTTTGGGATTTGGTAAAGACTGTGGAACTTACTTTAACAAACCAGATTTGGACGAGAAAAATAGCATACCTAATCCTACTACACAAGTGGTATCTAAGAGTCTTATGGTCACTCAAGATCATCACACATACATAGATCGACATATAGAAAAGCCTTGGACAAGACATAATTATTTTCACGTTATCGAATAAAACACTTTACATTCCTTGTCGAATCGTGTATAATACCTATTATATATTATGGAGACTTTATGGAATTTTATACATCAGTAACTCGTTACGGTAATAACATCCTCTACCGAGGATATAAGGATGGTGTTCGTGTAAAGAAACGCGTCCCCTTTCAACCTACCTTGTTTATCCCCACACCCAAAAAGCAGACTCCTTGGAAGGGTCTTGATCAAATAAATCTAGAGCCTATCAAACTAGAATCTATGAAGGAAGCTTCTGATTTTATAAAGCGTTATGACAACGTAGAAAATTTCCGAGTCTATGGTATGAACAACTTCATTTACCAATATATTTCTGAAGAGTTTCCCAACAACATAAACTTCGATTCTAAAGATGTTGAGGTCACTTACATAGATATTGAGGTTCACTCTGAGGAAGGTTTCCCCGAACCAACACTCGCACAACACCCTGTCACAGCTATAACTATAATCCAGAGAGACGGTATCCGTCGGGTATGGTCTTGTATTGATTATGAGAATACCAGAGATGATGTTCTTTATGTTAAGTGTGAGACTGAAGCTGAGTTGATGACAAAGTTTATTGAACACTGGAAAGAGTGGACCCCCGATATCATCACTGGATGGAACAGTACTTCTTTTGATATGACCTATCTGATTAATAGGACCATGCGTTTGTTTGGTGAGGAAGAGTCTAGGAAATTTTCTCCTTGGGGTGTGGTCAGACTTAAGAAGGGACGAGTCAATAAATTTGGTATGGACGAAGCTGACACATTTGATATTATGGGTGTGGCGCAACTAGATTACTTTGATCTATTCCGAAAGTTTACTTACAATACATTAGGTCAACAAGAATCCTATAGACTGGATCACATCGCAAATGTTGTTCTTGATGAACGTAAGTTGTCCTACGAGGAACACGGAAGTCTGCATAATCTCTATATTGAGGACCCACAAAAATATATTGACTACAACATTAAAGATACTGAACTCGTACTTCGGATTGATGGAGTTCTTGGTCTTATTGACTTGGTTATGACAATGGCCTACCGAGCTGGTGTTAACTATTCCGACACCCTAGGTACGACCACTATATGGGATGTCATTATCTATCGTATGTTGAATCAATCCAAGATTGCATGTCCCCCCAAAATAGAGAAGTCGAAGACCCCATACCCCGGCGGATATGTTAAGGAACCTCAAGTTGGTCAACATAGTTGGGTAACGTCTTTTGACTTGAACTCACTCTATCCCAATCTAATCGTTCAATATAATATGTCCCCCGAAACTGTCCTTGATGGTATTGTCCCTGATGTATCGGTAGAGAAAATACTAGAAGGTAAGTTGTTTAATGATGACTTTGATTACACAAAACTCTGTCACTCTATCGCTCCCACCGGAGTCAGATTCTCTCATGATCGAAAGGGTATTGTCCCAGAGATTATTACTCGTTATTATAATGATCGTAAAGTTATTAAGAAGGAGATGTTGAAGACCCAACAAGAGTTTGAGAATACCAAAGATCCTTCGCTTAAGAATAAGATATCTCAACTTGATAACCAACAAATGGCAATCAAGATTCTTATGAACTCACTTTATGGTGCTTTGGGTAACCGATGGTTCCGGTATTTCGATCAACGTGTTGCGGAGTCTATTACTATGGCTGGACAGTTAGCCATTAAGTGGGCAGAAAGAACCGTCAACGACGAGATGCAAAAACTTCTTAAGACTGAGGAAGATTATGTTGTTGCTATCGATACCGACTCGGTATATATCCGAATGGAATCCTTGGTCGAAAAGTTCTCTCCTAAGAATCCTGTTAAGTTTTTAGATAACATTTGTAAGGATCATTTTGAACCTGTCCTAACTACGTCGTATCAGGAGATGGCTGACATGACTGGTGCGTATGAAAACCGAATGGAGATGGGTCGTGAGGTAATCGCGGACAAGGGTATCTGGGTAGCTAAGAAACGATACATCCTCAACGTACATAATAATGAGGGTGTCCAGTACGCAGAACCTAAACTAAAGATGATGGGTATTGAAGCTATCAAGTCTAGTACTCCTATGACGGTCAGGGATAAGTTCAAAGAAATCTTCCACGTTATTATAAATGGTAGTGAGAGTGATACTCAAAGTTTTATAAGAAACTTCCGCACAGATTTTCGTACTCTTCCCCCAGAGTCGGTATCCTTCCCTCGGTCTGTCTCTGATCTTAAGAAGTGGAGAGATGCCAAGAGTATATACTCAAAAGGTACTCCCATACATGTCCGTGGTAGTTTGTTGTACAATGATCAGATTAAAAAACTTTCCCTCGATAAAAGATATGAATATATTAAGAATGGTGAGAAGATCAAGTTTTGTTATCTTAAGATGCCTAATCCTATCAGTGAGAACGTAGTATCCTATCCTCAGTTCTTACCGCCCGAGGTCAATCTACATAAGTACATTGACTATGATAAGATGTTTGATAAGACTTTCCTCGATCCATTGTTACCTATACTGGAGGCAGTTGACTGGTCAGCTGAACCTCGCGCATCACTTGAGGATTTTTTCTGTTGACAAATACCCCTAAGTATGTTATAATATCAACATGAATTACGAATTAACTATATTCAAAAATCAGTTTGATAACAAGACTCATAGAAAAGTTTCTTATGATACTTGGGATGAATTCGTCCAAGAACTTTATAAATTGAGCAAACAAAAAGGAAAGAAAGGTGGAAATAATTCTAGTCCTCTTATTAGCCCTGCTGTTTTTAAAACCGATAGTACGCGTTCTAATGACAATACTTTATATTGGGGTGGTTGGTGTGCTGTTGATGTTGATACTCATAGGTTTTCTAACAGTGTGGACGATCTAAATGAACAACTTTCTAAACAATTGGGAGATGTCGATTATGTGGTTTATAGCACTGCTTCTAGTCGTATGGATTATCTTAAGTTTCGTATTGTATTTAGGATTGACGAACAGATACAGAGAGATAATATTAAAGCGTTCTGGCACGCCCTCAATACCGAACTGGGGGAAATGGGAGATCCGCAAACTAAAGACTTGGCGCGTATGTATTATGTACCAGCTGATTATCCTGACGCCTATGGTTTTATTTTTCATAATACATCTGGTAAGGCATTAAACACTTCAGAACTTATTGCTAAACACCCTTATGTCCAGAAGACGGGAAATTCCTTCCTTGATAGATTACCTATAGAAATGCAAAGTGCGGTCATAGAACATCGTAAGAATAGTCTAAATAATACTGAGTATCGATGGACTGGTTTTAGAGATTGTCCATTCTTTCCAAAAAGAATGGCGATGGAATATCAAACTATAACTGGAACTGGATGGTACGCAAAAATGTATCAGATAATGATAGCTATAGCTGGAAACGCTATAAAGAAAGGATACCCAATAACTGCAATTCAGATTGCTGAATTGTGTAAAGATTTTGATGCTTGTAATGGTAATTGGTATGAGAATCGTCCAATTATTGTAGAAGCTGATAGAGCGCTAGAATACGTTTATAGGAAAGGTTAATGAAAATATTAGTAACTGGAGCCGCAGGATTTATCGGTTCACAATTAACAAATAGACTAAGGAATAGTGGACATAATGCTCGTGGTTTAGACAACTACAACAATCATCTTTATGAACCAGATTTGAAAAGAGATAGAGTAGAACATTTTGAATTAGATATTTCTGAATGTGATCTGAGAGATAGAGATGGATTACGAATTGTGTTAGGTGATTTCGAACCTGAGATCATAGTTCACCTTGCTGCACACGCTGGTGTTAGAGATTCTTTCGGAAAGGAATCTGAATACCATGCAAACAACATTGATGGAACTCAAAACCTTATTGAAGTGTGTAAGGAAGTAGTCCCTAATGTTAGAGTCATTTATGCATCAACTTCTGGTGTGTTCGGTGGAACTGAGATACCCGAAGATGGTTGGAAAGAAAATCAGATACTTGGAAAACAATTAAATGCCTACACTTATACCAAGTACATTAATGAGATCCAGTTTGAGATATCTGGACTGAATAATACAGGACTTAGATTCTTTACTGTATATGGCCCTTGGGGAAGACCCGATATGGCTTTGTTTGATTTTACTAAAAATATACTTGACAAAAACGAAATAAAAGTGTATAATTATGGTAATATGAAAAGAGACTTCACATACGTTGAAGATATCTTAGATGGTATTGAAATCGTTATTCACAATAATGAAATTGCGAATAGTGAAATCTTTAATATTGGTCGTGGTAAACAAGTAGACCTTATGCATTTTGTAAGAGAGATTGAAAAGAACTGTGGTATAGAGGCTATCATCGATCTGGCTCCTAGACATCCAGCAGATTCTTTAGAGACTTGGTCTAACACAACTAAATTAGAGGAACTAGGTTATGTTCCTAAAACTAATATCGAAGACGGTATTGCAAACTTTTATGCATGGTACAAAGATTACCATAAGGTTAAATAATGAATAATAAACCATTAAGTCCTAAGAACCAATTTCGACTTGCTATAGTAGGTCATGGGTTTGTTGGACAAGCTGTAGAATATGCCTTCACCCACCCCCTAGTAAAGTCTTATGCTGTAGATCCAAAGTATAACACTTCAATTGATGACTTAAAGGAATTTTCTCCTCATCTAGTGTTTGTGTGTGCACCTACACCACAAGGTGAAGATGGAAAGGTCGATGCTACTATTGTTATTGATGCGGTACAAAAATCTCTTATCCATACAGATGCTTTAGTTGTTGTTAAATCAACAATTACTCCAGATGTTGTGGATAGAATATACAGTTCTATGGATAGTAAACATATTGATAGATTTGTATATAATCCGGAGTTTCTTACAGAGTCCAATGCTAAGGCAGACTTTGTGAATGCTGACTACCATGTTATGGGAGGATCAGAATCTGCTACACAAGAACTAAGTGAGATATATGATATCTTTAGTGGATGCTCTTCTAATGATTATCACTATATGACAGCATTCGAAGCTTCCTTTGTGAAGTATACGATAAATTCTTACCTTGCAACTAAGGTAACATTTTTCAATCAGATATATGATTTGATCAATGCATATGGTTGCAGTTATAATATTATATCCCGTACTGTAGGATTAGATCCTAGAGTTGGAATCGGTCATACACGTGTGCCCGGCTTTGATAAGAAACGTGGTTTCGGTGGTGCATGTCTGCCGAAAGATACTAATGCTTTACTTAAATTCTCAGAACAAACTGACGAAGATGGTGAAGTTGTGTCAATGGACATACTAGAAAGAGTCCTAGACATCAATACTCGATATAGAAAACATTACGAGTTAGATGAACGTGAAAGAGTTAATAATATTACATTCGTGAATTTTGGAGATAGAAATGAACATAATGAACAAACTAAAAAAGAACAGCAAACTCAAGACGACGGAGATCCTATCGAAGAGTAAGTTCTTCACAGAAGAAGATATGGTACCTACTGATGTTCCTATGGTAAACGTAGCGTTAAGTGGTTCCGTAGATGGTGGTATTATGCCGGGACTTACTGTCTTAGCCGGTCCATCTAAACATTTTAAGACTTCGTTTGCTTTGTTGATGGCATCGTCATATTTGGAACGTAAACCTGAATCAGTAATTCTCTTTTACGATTCTGAGTTCGGTTCCCCCCAGACATACTTTGAACAGTTCGGTATCGATACTGATCGAGTTCTTCATACACCAATTACCAATGTCGAAGAATTAAAGTTTGATCTTATGAGTCAACTAGAAAATCTAGATAGAGAAGATGATGTCATTATAGTTATCGACTCTATAGGTAATCTAGCTTCAAAGAAAGAACTAGAAGATGCTTTGAATGAAAAGGGTGTTGCAGATATGTCTCGTGCGAAGGCACTGAAAGGTCTGTTCCGAATGGCTACTCCACCTTTGTCTATGAAAAATATTCCTATGATCGCAATCAATCACACTTATAAAGAGATTGGTCTGTTTCCAAAAGATGTAGTAAGTGGTGGTACTGGTATCATGTATAGTGCGGACAATGTTTGGATTATCGGTCGTCGTCAAGAGAAACAGGGTACTGAGGTAGTTGGTTATGACTTTGTGATCAACGTAGAGAAGTCTCGTTATGTTAAAGAGAAGTCTAAGATTCCTATCGGTGTATCTTGGGCTGGTGGTGTACAGAAGTATTCTGGTCTTCTTGATGCCGCACTTGCTGGAGGGTATGTCGATAAACCATCTAATGGTTGGTACCAGAGAGTGGACTTGACTACAGGAGAAGTTATAGGTTCCAAATTAAGATTAAAGGAAACTCTAACAGCAGATTTCTGGGAACCTATTTTGGAAACAACAGACTTCCCAGAGTTTTTGAAGAAGACTTACAAAATAGGTTACAATTCTCCGGAACTTGTAGAACCTATTGTTGAAGAAGCTTCAGTTGCATATAGTTGAAAATAGGGGTTTACAAACCCCTTCGAATAGTGTATAATAGGGTATTATTATGAATGAACAATATAATCAAACTGAGAATGTAGATTATGAGTTAGTGCCTGTTGGTGAAGCAAGTAACCAACAAGCCTGGCACGTAAGAATTCTTACTGGAGATTTTGTTGAAACTGTAATTGTGTATGGTAACATACAATTTGACGGAGAGATGGATAGACTGAAGTTTAGTTTTTCGGTAGTCTCCTCTCCCATTGATGGTCTTACATCTGAAGATGTTGATTTACAAAACAAGACCACAAAAATACTTGAGAATATTCTTGAGGTAGCATATAATGAAGGCAGCTTAGTTACAGGAGATGATGAAGTTGGAGATAACACTGGAACAGACGATTCTGAGGAATCTGTTAACGAATGATGATTACGCAAGAAAGGTTGCTGCATTTTTACAACCCGAATACTTTGAGGGGGTCTATAAGGGCCTCTTTAAAGAGTTCACGTTATTCATTGCAAAATACAATAAACTTCCTAGTATGGAAGCTTTCAAAATTGAAATCGATTCTGGCGACAGACTAAACGACGAACAGTATAGACACGCAATAGAAATATTGCCAAATATATTTACTCCCCAAAAAGAAAACTTAGAATGGTTAATTGACTCTACTGAGAAGTGGTGTCAAGATCGTGCCGTGTTTAATAGTGTGATGGAGTCAATTCAGATAATTGATGGAAAACATCAGACACTATCAAAGAATGCTATTCCTGATGTCCTGAGTAAGGCACTGGCTGTAACATTCGATACAGCAGTTGGTCACGATTACTTAGAGAACATAGACGAGAGATTTGAGTTTTACCATAGACAAGAGGAACGCATTCCTTTTGATCTAGATTACTTTAATCGTATTACTAAGGGTGGACTTCCTAACAAGACTTTGAATATTGCTCTCGCTGGAACTGGTGTTGGTAAATCTTTATTCATGTGTCACTGTGCAGCTTCCGCTTTATCACAGGGTCGTAATGTCCTATATATTACTATGGAAATGGCGGAAGAACGTATCGCAGAACGTATTGATGCGAACCTTCTGAATGTTGACATAGGTTCTCTTGAGTATATGCAAGAGGACAAGTTCAAGGATAGAGTTAAGTCAATTGCAGATAAGACTCAGGGTAAACTTATTATTAAGGAATACCCGACGGGTCAGGCGAATACTTCACATTTTCGTGCATTATTAAATGAGTTGAAACTTAAGAAGAATTTTGTACCAGAACTTATTTATATTGACTACCTGAATATTTGCGCCTCATCTAGAATGAAGTCTATGGGAGGTTCTATTAATTCTTATACTTATATTAAGTCTATCGCGGAAGAGATGCGAGGTCTTGCAGTAGAATTTAACTTACCAATTATGTCCGCGACTCAAACCACAAGATCTGGTTATAGTAATGATGATGTTGGTCTTGAAGATACTTCAGAATCTTTCGGTCTGCCTGCGACAGCTGACTTAATGTTTGCTTTAATATCTAATGATGAACTTTCTAACAACAATCAGATATTAGTTAAACAATTAAAAAACAGATACAATGATCCCAGTGTGAATCAAAGATTTACTATAGGTGTAGAAAGATCTAAGATGCGACTTCATGATATTGATGAAAGTCTTTGTGTATTAAACAAACCTGAAGAAGATACGGGTCCAGTTTTTGATAACAGTGCTTCTGGACAAAGAATAAAATCCGAGAAGGGAAATTTCTCAAACTTCAAAATGTAAGGAAAGTTTTATGACTAGTTACGAATTCACTCTTACTTGTTTAGCTTTAATGGCTGTATCATATTATACTGGTAGGTACTATGGAAACCAACAGGGTATAAAATCCACTTTAAGTTTTTTTGAGTCTCAAGGAATAATCGATGTCGAATATGACAGTGATGAAGACCATTAAAAACTTCTTGACTTTTTCTTTTGATTAGTGTATAATACACTTTATATTATTAGGTTTTATTATTATGATTCTAAACAAGACTGACGCCTACTTCGCTGCAAATGTATTCGAAGAGTTCTTTGATACCTTCAATCGCATTGATGATTATATGCGTCAAATAAAAATGGAAAGAATGGAAACATTTCCTTATTCTTTGCCCGGCATGGGTCCAGAAAACGATTTATTTGATAAGTTTGATATGCATCCTAATGATATGGATTTTGTGGTATCTCCTTGTCGACAAGATCAGTTTATGTCCTACATGGAGATAACAACTTCAGCTCCGGTCGAGAAGAGTATTCCCGGCAAACAAATGTTGTGGTTGGTCAAAGAGAAAAACTCCGGAATGGTTATGGGAATGATTCGTTTCGGTTCTCCTACAATAAATTCTCGTCCTAGAAATGAGTGGTTAGGTAAACCTTTAAACACTCTTGACCCTTCTACGATGAAGAGATTTAATGATTCCGTTATAATGGGTTTTAATATTGTACCTTCACAACCATTTGGATTTAATTACCTAGGCGGTAAACTTCTCGCAGCTATATGTTGTTCTCATACAGTTAGAGAAACTTTGAATAAAAAATACAATGCAAATATCTGTATGTTCGAAACTACTTCATTGTATGGTTCATCCAAGTCTTCATCTATGTACGATGGTATGAAGCCTTTATTACGATTTAACGGTCTGACAGACTCAAACTTTGCTCCATTAATAAATGATGATAACTTCAGAAAACTAAATGATTGGTTTATAAAGAAGAATGATGGTGTGTCTCTGGTTCCGGTTGATGCCAGTTCTAGAAAATTGAAGACGCAAACTAAAATGGTATCTATTATCAAATCCTCTCTCAAGTCATGTGATGAAGATGCCTATGCGAAGTTCTGTCAGACCTTCCTAGACGCTAAAGGATTAACGGAAAAGAAACGTTCCTTTTATTCTACTTACGGTTATGATAATGTTCCTCAATATCTTAATGGAGAAACTGATACATTAATAAAGAAAGAGAACTTTGATAGATTCGAACTTGAGAATGTTATTGAATGGTGGAGAAAGAAAGCTTCCAAACGATATGAAAATCTTAAGTCAGATAACAGACTACGTCACCAAGTTGAGACTTGGAATGTTAATGCTGAAGATATTGATATCATTCGATAAATTATTTTTAAAATAAGTGTTGACAAAACTATTCCTTTATGTTATAATACTTGTATTAAAACTGAGAAAACATATAGGATTATATTATGAGCATGAATGATGTACTACAAATAGAAACTTCTGCGACTGTGGGTAAGTGCCCTTGGGGTATTGGGACTCAGGTCTCTAATGACTTATCTCCACAGCAAATGATGGAGAAGTCTGGAACTAATTGGACCGTTGAAAAATGTCCTACCTTTGCTGCAAAGGAAGGCGTGGATCTTATACCTACTGGTAAGGAAGCTCTCGTTCGATCTTCTGACAATAAGGTCCTAACCCAAGTGGGTGGTAATTGGGAACCCTGTCAAAACGAAACTGCATTTGAATTTTTCAATGAGTACTGCTTAGAGGGTGGTATGGAAATGTCTACTGCCGGTTCTCTGAAAGGCGGTAAGATGGTTTATGCGATGGCTCGAATCAAAGAGTCTTTCGATATACTTGGTGGTGATCAAGTCGACTCTTATCTTTTATTCTCCAATCCTCACGAGTACGGAAAATCAATTGATATTCGATTCACTCCGGTTCGTGTAACGTGTATGAATAGTCTTGCGATGGCTCTAAAGGGTCGTGCTATAAATGGTGCGAAGATTAATCATCGACGTGCGTTTGATGCTGATCATGTCAAAGTGACTATGGGTATCGCACACCGAAGATTTGAGGAATATAAAGAAGTTGCGAAGTTCCTTGCGAGTAAAAGATTTACTCCGGAATCTTTGATCAAATACTACAACGAAGTTTTCCCTAGAACTTATCAGGGAAAAAATCAAGTTACTGTCAATGAATACAAAGACTTGACCACTAACGGTCAGAAGGCCTTTGATGTTCTTCAGACTCAGCCTGGCGCAGAGTTTGGTAGAGGTTCTTGGTGGCAAGCACTTAACAGTGTAACTTACTTGACTGATCATGAGATGGGTCGTAGTGCAGATACTCGAATGACTTCTGCTTGGTTTGGTTCTAATCAAAACCGTAAACAAGTCGCACTATCTCAAGCAATTGATTTCGCGGAGGCAGCATAATGAAATTTTTAGATTTTGTAGTAAATTCTTGGAGGTCTGTTATGGACCTCCGATTCAACCCTTTGAGATATATTCCTGATCCTGTACTTCAGTCTTATCTTATGTTAGCTTTATTCACTATGTGGAGTGGTTTTTTTGGGTTGATTGCTATCTACTATTTTGGGTGGCTTGGTTATAGTATTCCTGTTAGTATAGGAGTTCATCTCGCAATACTTATTCCTACAGTTATTACTAATGCAGTATTTTATGATGCAGAAAGGAATAACGCTCCGTGGTTAATCAAGTGGAAAAATAAGAAAAGCTTACTCAGTTATTTAAAGGGAAAGAATATAGTAAGGTGGGATTTAGACAAAGAAGGATAATAAAAATATATATATTATAGGATAAATTATGAAGTATGATAACGGTAAACCCGATTTAAGTTTAATACCACCGGAGGCCTTAGTGGAGATTGCCCACGTAATGACATTCGGTGCGGAAAAGTATGATAGAGATGATTGGAGACATGATGGTGGTAACACCGAGTGGTCTCGAACCTATGCGTCTATCCAAAGACATCTGACATCTTTTTGGTCGGGTGAGGACTTAGATCCTGAGTCTGGTAGAAATCATTTAGCTCATGCCGCTACTCAACTTCTTATTCTTATGACACACATAAGTGATGGTCATTCGGAATGTGATGATAGGTATAAACAGAGATGAAAATAAAAAGATTGTTGTGGAAAATATTTTCTAGTACTGGAGTTATCTGGTTATGGATTGATTTCCTAAATGAGAATAGAAAATATAACAGAAAGAATTTAATTTTTTATTCTGGTATGTGTTGGTTGTCTTTATTTTCTATTCTATTATCTACAATTCATTCTCCAATATACGGTTTTATAGCCTGCATCTTACTTATTATGTGGATGTTATTTAACACTCTTTATAGGATATCAGAATCTCTTGGATCTTACTTTATTACTTTATTTTGGGTAAGTATTTTTGTGGGTATCTGGTTTTTCCTTGTTATAAATTCTCATATATTTGTGAACTTACCGTAATATGGAACTAGACTTTAAATTTAAATCCGTTAGTAGAGTAGAAGTTATTGATGGTTCTGGTAGGTCCTATACTAACCTTAAGGTTAAGGATCTTGTTATGTTGTCTCAAGATGAAGGCAGAACTTTAAAATTATTTATAGATGAAAGGAAAGATTCAAATGAAAAAAGGTGAAGTGGTATCAGTAGTAAATATGGCTGGAGAGTATGTAGGAAGAATTAAAGAGGAGTCTTCTACGAAACTTGTATTGGAAAATCCTAGGATGGTTGTTAATGGTGACCAAGGTATGGGATTCGCTATGGGAGTGTGTGTCACTGGGAAGGAAAATCCGGAAGAAGTTTCTTTCTATACAGCTGGAATAGTTTTTGTCACTCCGGTAAATGAAGATATAGAGAAGGCATACATAACATCAACAAGTGGGATCATAATCTAATGGCTGAAATCACTATCCGAAACAAGGAACTTCTTTCTACTTTAGATGGATTTGTTGAAGATATGTTCAGCAATTCTACATACAAAGATCCCAAATGCTTTACTTACCATGAAGAGTCTGATATGGAAAGAGGAGAGTACTATTGTTCAGAAGAGTATCTTCAAGATTGTCTAAGTAGATTCCCTACACTGGTCGGTCCTCCTGATAGATACTTTGCTATTCCTATTGCGAAGTTGGTTAGAGAGTATCCTGATCAGTGGACAGATTATATGCAAAAAGTGAAGTATGACTTTGCCGCAGACTTGGGTGCTCATACTTCAGCATTATTATCATACTATCCGCCAGGCGGTTTTGTGGGATGGCATACTAACTATGATGCAAATGCGTATCAAGTTTTATTCACTTGGTCCAAAGATGGTAATGGTTTTTTCAGGTACCGAGACAGTGACGGAAAAATTGTGACGGAACAGGATGTGCCGGGCTGGCAAGCACGTCATTATTATTTTGGTGCAGAACATGAAGTCGAAGATCATTGTTGGCACTCTGCTTATGCTGGTGGTGAACGTCTTACTCTAGCATATAAGTTTGTTAATGATGGTGGTAAACAAAATACAGTAAAGGACGAACAGGCTAGATACCTTAGAGATTTGTTGATAGAAGATATTGAAACCGAATGAATTATGACATAGAAAATTTTAATGAATTGGGTTATGTTATAGTTACAGACTTTATGTCTAAAGAAGAACACTTTAATATAAATCAAGAATGTCATATTCAAACAGCATTAGCAACTTCCCTTAAAGAAAACAAGAATGGTTGGGTGATGAACTCACCAAATAATCCATGTAAGTTAGACGGTGCCTTTAAGTCTAACGATACTTTTAGAGGTGTAGCATCCAACCCCACGTTAAAATCTATTGCCAAAAAACTATTAGGAAAGAAAGATATTGATACCTACATATCTAAATTTTTCCCTATGGTCCCGAAGGAAGGTTTCTCTGTAGATTGGCACCAAGATAATTATTACATTGGTGCAGACTCCTCTAAATTAATAAGCTGTGATTTTTTTGTTAATGGTGCGACTAAAGAAAACGGATGTCTCAGAATAATTCCTGAGTCTCATAGAAATATACATGATCATGAGAAAGAGTCTCATGGTTTTTTTAGATGGATGAATGTAAACGAAACTCACCCCTCTATAATCGATATAGAAATGGAACAACCCTTTGCGGTATTTTTTGATGTCAATTTAGTTCATGGTTGTTATCGTAATACCAGCGAGGCTTCGTATAGATATAGTATTGCTTGGGAATATATTGATAGGAAGTATATTCCAAAAACTCATAATGGACATCAATCACAAGATAGGTTAAGAGTACAATGAAAACACCAATGACGCAATTTAGAATAGCGCCTGAATTAAAGGAAAGGTTCAGAAAAGTTTGTGAAAAGAAGGGGATATCTATGAGTGATGTTGTCAGAGAGATGATAGAAGATTATGTTAATCTCAATACAGTGGGATTAGATCAAGATACTAGTGTGGTTATTAATGATGATGTCGATGATGATTGGAGAAGAGTGTTATGAGTTTAACTATGTTGGACGCACACAAGATATTAGATGATATGGTAGACCCTAATGTAGAATCTGTTATGGATTCTTATAGGTCTAGAGCTAAAGCGGGATTTGATAAATATGGAACGGATACCACCAGAACAGATATAGATTTGATGGGTTGGTTAACGCACCTACAGGAAGAACTGATGGACGCTACCATCTACATTGAAAGATTGAAAAAAGAAATAGTATAAATTTACACATCTCAGTATAAATAGGTTTATATCCCTTGATGCTACCTTGGGATCTAAACCACCTGAGTATGTGGAAAACTGCTCTTTTATTTAATTTAGAGATCGATTCTGTTATAAATAGTAGTATAATTTATTTGACATATACGATACTACTAGAATGAACTTTCTTACAATGGTAACTGATGTAGGTTTTCCTATTGCCTCCGCTCTCGCTGGGGGTTTCTTTGTATTCCTAACTTTACGATTTATTCTTGATGGTGTTCTTAGTGACATAAAAACCCAACGTGGGTTTGCAAAATCCTTAGACAATCGTGTCAAAACTATGAACAATGAACTTGTTCGTGTCGATGTTCTTATGTGTCAAGCATTTGGAGTTGCTCCGGATGTAGATAGAATTGCGCGAGCTGACGGACAAAAGGATGCGAGAAAGGATTGATGGAAGAATTGACTATTGCTGATGCTATAAGTAAATATGGGTTTCCCATTATTGCAGCATTTGGATTGGGTTACTTTATATTTTATATCTGGAAGTGGGTTACGACAGAAGTTGACCCTGTAGTTTCAGAATCTCATATGACATTGATAGCACTTATTGACAGGGTTAGAATGTTGGATAATGATTTGATTCGTATGAAAACTAAATTGGACATGATAATTCAGGAGAAAGAGAATGAAAAAAATAACCGGAACATTGATTAGTTTATTACTATGTGCAACTTACTCTTACTCAGATCAAATTACTCATAAGTTTAAATCTCCTTCTTTTAGTGGTATAGGAACTTCTTCACATTATCTTACTATCGAGAATCAAGAAAGATCTCGTAGAGAAGAAATAAAGGATGATATAGAATCGGCAATCGCACAAGCTGAAAGAGATGCAAACAATACTACGCAAGCAAAGTTCTTGCGTAATTTAGAAAGTAGAATATACGCACAGATTGCCAAACAATTGGTAGACAATATGTTTGGTAATACAGATTCCTCGGAGTCTGGTTTTTTTGAGATTGAAGGAAACTCTATCACCTATGAAACTATATATGGTGGTGGAGCTGATGGTACTGATGTGATAAGAATCACGGTAGTCAGTGAAGATGGAACTGTTACTACTTTGGATGTTCCTATCGGTGCTGGTGGATTTTAATGAGACTAATTTTATTATCTCTTATTATTCTATCGGGTTGCGCTGGAATACCTAAACCATCCATAATAGATTGTGAAGATCGAGTAGGTCTTCTAAACAAATATGTTTATGAGTGTAGAGAAAGTGCTGAGGTTGTGACTTTACCGGCTTCGGAGAAACTTGCTAATCTTCCGGCAGCTAAGGTTAAACCTATAGTTGCGGTTTACAGTTTTAAAGACTTGACGGGTCAAAGAAAAAGTCGAGATAACATTGCGGACTTTTCTACTGCGGTAACCCAAGGAGCGGAAGCGTTTGTAATAGACGCATTAAAAACTGCGGGCAAAGGTTCGTGGTTTCGGGTTGTCGACCGAGTAGGGTTAGACAACCTTGTTAGAGAGAGACAGATTATAAGATCTGCGAGAGAAGAGTGGGAGAAAAAAGATAAAAACAATAAACTCGACCCTCTTTTGTTCGCCGGTATTATTATTAATGGAGGGATCATAGGTTATGATACTAACATCGAAAGTGGCGGTAGGGGAGCTAGGTACCTAGGTCTAGGGAAAAGTTCTCAATATAGAAGGGATTCGATTGTCATAAGTCTTAGGGCAACATCGACTCTCACTGGTGAAATATTACTTAATGTACAGACAAGGAAATCTATATTGTCTGCTGGCGGTGGTTATGATGTCTTTAGGTTTGTTGATATGGATACCAAACTTATAGAATTCGAAGATGGAAATGGTTTCAACGAAAGTGTCACATATGCAACACGTGCCGCAGTAGAAGAAGCTGTATTAGAACTAATTTACCAAGGTCATGATAGAGGATATTGGATTTTAGAAAAGAACCATAGACATCCACACAATAGTGATGGAACTAATAATAAACACTCTTTAAAGGGAGAATAATATGAAGAGAAACAAAAAGTTGTTAGGGTTGGTTGTCAGTCTTATCATGACTAATGCCTATGCTGGCGACGCTAACGACAATGAGATTTTTATTGCACAGAGTGGTGATAATGTTGAGTTGACTATACAACAAATCGGTGCTGGTAACAAATATGGTGGAGATGATTTCACTGGTACATCTATTGATATGACCATGACAATTTCCAACTCGTACTTAGATTTAAAACAGGATGGTGACTACAACAAAATGTTTGGTACTATCGTAACTACTGGTTCGACTATCAACAATTTCACTGTAGGTAACTACAACATATGGAATCAGAAGATAGGTGTTGCTAATGATGCAGATACACTAACTATAGATTCTGCTATAACGGGTAATACTAACACAGTTATTCTAAGAGCTGGTAATGCGGATGATGTTTATAACATATCCACCCCTCTCTGGAATCAGTCTAACGCAGAACAATTTTGGACAGTTAGTGGAAGTACTTGGTCTAGGACAAATAGTGGTCAAACTGCATACTGGGGAACTTGGGATCCTACTGAAGGTACAGCTGATACTTTAGATATGGATCTAGATGTTACTGGTTCGGATAACACATTGAATGTTTTCTTCAATTCAGACAACGCCACTTGGAACTGGGATGTTACTGGATCTAATAACTGGATTCAGACAAGTATGGAAGACGGTTCGGATAACAGACAAACGGTCGGTGTGACTGGTGATTATAACTTTGTTTTCGTGGGTCAGAATACTGGTTCCACAACTGGAGTTACTAACAATGCAATACTCGATGCGACGTTTGCTACCACTCATTCAGATATTAATATTATTCAGTCTGACGCTAACTAATATATCTCTGGGATCTACCGATCCTATTGGTGATATAGTAGAAAGAAATGGAGTTGCCTCACTAGTTCGAAAGGGTGGTGAGGAACTCTCTGTTTCTGAAAAAAATGTCCCAGAAATAAAATTGTTGGATACTGCGGTAACAGGTAATGGAAGAATGCTCATTCAGTTTAAGGATGAGGAAGAACTTTCATTGATAGAACACACAAAAATATATATTGACGAGGCATATTACGATCCTGATCCATCCAAGTCTAGGATGGCTATCCGCATGGCTCAAGGTACCGCAAGATTTACTTCTGGACGCGGTAAAAGAATAAAAAAATCTAATATAAACCTCACTACTCCCACCGCACAGATCGCAGTTCTTGGGACAGACTTCACCACCACTATCGATGAGATCGGAAGATCTCTTATAATATTATTGCCTGACGAAAAGACTGGTAAGTCTTCCGGAAAGATAATGATAAGCAATAATGGTGGAACAACTTTATTGGAAGAACCTTATCAAGCTTCTGTGGTGTCTTCCTATGATACTGCTCCGACAAAACCAGTCGTCTTGTCAGGAATCAACACCACTATGATTAGTAATATATTCATCATAGTAGAACCGAAAGAAATTGAAGAGGTGAAAAGGGAAGAGGGATTGTCTTCTGAAAATTCTTCGGACAATATATTAGATGTAGATTTTCTAGAGTTCAATGAACTTGAAAATGATTACTTAGAATATGATGATCTAGAATTTACTGAACTGGATATCGATTATCTAGATGTAGATTTTCTCCAAGATGTCTTAGATATTATTGCTGACTTGGATAAGATGACAGGACTAGATAAAGATAAACTAAATACAGGAATAGATCTTACCGGAACCACATTAGGTTTTAATGTCGACACTCAGTACAACACTATACTTGACACTGGTCTAGGAACTGTAAAATTTTATAGAAACATTGATGGTATAATAAGCCTTACATTGTTAATGTCTCAGAACGCAACCATAAGAACTATATCTAATCAGAAAGAATCTGAAATAGTTTTGGGTGACGGACAGAGTGTTATTATAAACATCACTCAGGTTAATTAATATGAAAAACATATTCTTTATAATTATAATGTTTAGTATCGAATTGTGCGCTGATAATGAGATATATATCAATCAGTCCGGCGATAATCTTAACTTAAAAATAAGACAATTTGGTGACAACAACAAAGTTGATACTGCGATGAGTGGATACCAACTAACTATGGATGTCCTTCAAGAAGGAAATAGAAATGAGTTGTTGAAGTCTGGGTCGGGAATATCTGGAGATGGAAATTCTATTACCACACAACAATGGAATAACACGACTAGCTCTGATGTAAATAAGATGTACATTGATGTTAACGGAAATAATAATACCGTAAATGTAGGTCAAGGATGTAAATTTGCTGGAGGAATGTCAGACACATCTTGTGATAGGGATACTCATGAGGATGCTGGACATACACTTTATGTTGATATTCAAGGTGGTAGTAATACTATTAAGGGCGGTCAGAAATCTGGTACAGCTAACCCCGATCACAACTTGTCCATAGATGTTGATTCTGATAGTAATGATGTCTTTTACACACAAGCTGGAAGTGGAGAAAAAAATCTAACACTTAATATAGATAATGATTCTAATGATGTTACGGTCAACCAATTGTATGGAACTCATACGGCTAATGTGACTTTAGATGGTTCAGACCCAACCACATTAAATCTTACGCAACGAGGTAGTGGCGTTATGAACTACACCTTAACACAGAACTGCGTAACTTTGGGCGGTTGCACAATTACGGTAACGCAACAATGAAAAACTATTGGCAGATATGGAAACATTCCTTGGGAGCATTCGATGAAGAGGATGGATACAACCCAGATTCTGAGAATGCTATAGCAGTAATAAGAACTGTCATAGTAGGAATAAACATTCTCTGTGGCATATTGATAATGGCCAATATCCTAAAGGACTGGTAGTACAATGTATAATTGGAAAGTTGTTATCATAACAATACTTCTATTATGTAC